TACCCCGTCTCTCACGAGTCGTACCGGCAGGCTTCGGCATCAGCGGGTCTAACCGTAACAGCGTACTGCCATGGAGCATCTCACCATAGTTAACGAGGTTGCGGCCCTCCTTCTCTCACGGGTCCGCACCCTCCTTTTCTTGTCTCCATCCAGGATCGAGGACATACTGGCTAAACTCCTCCCCCCTTCTCCCCTTCTCAGTTTGCGGCGGACGCTGCAGAGGTTTCGTGCCTCTCTTGTTGGGCCCGCCATGGAGCTTGCCAACCTTCTTGGCATAGTTTCCCGCAAACTGATCTCTGCCCCACGCGTGACACCAGCGGCTCAGTGGATTGCATCCTACAAAGATTGGTCTCGATCAGTCTCCAACCGGACTGCCCCACTGCCTGGTATCGACAGCCCCTGGACTCCACAGATTGTGGCAAACGGCATCCAACTGCCCTTGCCCCGTGGGGTTGTTGTCGCCGCCACAAGCGCCATGGCTGTCTACGTTGCGTACAAGGTCTTCCGGGTACGCATGTGGGCCGAGAGGTGGATGAAGCGCAACGACGAGATCGTTGCGTCTAAACAGCGGACTGACTTCCTTAGAGCTGAATACGAAGAAGTCCAGTCCGCCATGGAAGAGCTCGGGCGGAGAGCTCTCAAAGATCGAATGGAGGATCTAATTCTCAAAGATGTCATCACTCCAGAAATCGTCGAGGAAGGCAAAGTCGTCCAAAAAGAGGTGTCCCAATACCTCATCAAGGAATATGGACGATTTGTGCGACACCTGGTCGCGTTCGCCAAAGTGGAATTCAATGGAATTCCAAAGAACACTGAAGCCAATCAGCTTGCAGTGTGGAGGTTCATGTACCGCGTTTGTGAGAAGCGCGGCCTCAATGCACTTGACGCAAATCGGGCTCTGAGTTCCGCTTTGCCATTCGTGTTCCTCCCGTCACACTACGACCAGGACATGGCCATCACAATGAACTGCGAAAGCACCGTGCAAAGCCTGAAAAGATATAAGGCTGCTTTCGCACAGGCCAGCCCCCTCCACAAGCTCCTTGAGAACCCCCTTTCTGGGGCCGCTTGGAAGGAATGGGCAAACTCGATCCTCTATGGAGACCAGGAGACTGGTCTCCACTTTGCTAAATAGGGGTGTATCGAGAAGTGGCACGGCGTGCAGTGCAAGCGCACTCGAGTCAGGACACGCCAACTCAGGTGCCACTTTAAAGATACTGACCACAAGGTTCGCCGCATTTACAGGGTCGCTGGTATGGGAGACCAGTACACCTTCGGATTGCACAACAACAGTGCAGTGAACCTAGAGCGCGGCCTCATGGAACGGGTATTCTGTGTCAAGAATCCAAAGAAAGTGCTGGATACTGACCCCAATTTTATACCCACGCCGCAGCCCCTCCCTGGGCACTTCAGGCGACTACACAAGTACCGCAAAACACTAGTAAGATATGTTGGTGCGAGTTCCCCAATCTCTTATGAGAAGTTCCTGGCGTACTACTCTGGTCCCAAGTTGGCCACGTATAGTGCGGCAGTTGATTCCCTCGCTGAGAGAGCGGTGTGCCCTCGAGATGCATATCTGAAAACCTTTGTGAAAGCGGAGAAACTTAATCTCACCCTGAAGCCAGATCCTTGCCCCCGTGTTATTCAACCTCGTGATCCACGATACAACGTTGAATTGGGCAGGTATCTGAAGCATATCGAACATCCAATTTACAAGGCCATAGACCACCTATGGGGGTCTAAAACCATCTTTAAAGGGATGTCAGTAGAGGCTATGGGAAACGAAATCCACAAGAAGATGCGCAAATACCCCAGACCTTGCGCCATTGGATTCGACGCCTCCAGATTTGATCAACACGTTTCTGTGGAAGCACTCAAGTATGAGCACTCAATCTACAAGAAGATACATGGGTATCCAGAACGCCTGAAGACCCTCCTCAAGTGGCAAATCCACAACACTGGGACTGCCTATGCGAGTGATGGGTTTTTCAAATACAACGTGGACGGATGTAGGATGTCCGGTGATATGAATACGTCACTGGGAAATTGCATTTTGGCTGCACTAATCACGAAAGACTTGGTGGATAAGCTTGGCATCGACGCGGAACTAGTCAACAATGGTGACGACAATGTGCTCATCTGCCCGGTGGATGATGAGGACGTGGTACGAGAGCATTTGTACTGTCACTTCCTTGACTATGGCTTCGAAGTCGTCGCCGAACCTCCCAAGTACATCACTGAACAGGTGGAGTTCTGCCAAATGCAACCAGTTTTTGATGGACACCAGTACATCATGGTCCGCAACCCCACAGTATCAATGAGTAAGGACAGCCACTCCATCACACCCTTCTACACTGCCAATACTATGCGCAAATGGATCCGCGCAGTAGGAGAGTGTGGGCTGAGCCTCACCGGTGGGATCCCGGTTAAGCAAGAGTACTACAAGTGCTTATACAGAAACGGCATGGATAAAGCAAAGATCCATAAATCGAAGGAATTTGCAAGCGGATTCTACAATCTCTCCAAACTCTCCAGTCGGAAGGAGCAACCAGTCTGTGCAGCCGCGAGGTATTCGTTCTACCTCGCCTTCGGGTACACCCCCGATGAGCAAGTGGCCCTCGAATCTTACTTCGCGAGTCTCACCCTGGACGCTACCTTCTCTGACTCGGGAACTCCGGCAAAGAGTTCCGCATGTCTACTCCTTCAGCTCCTCCCATCTCAACCGACGACCAGCTCCAACAAGCTCCCAAGGGCGATCGTCAGGCAACCAGAGCCGCAAGACTCAACGTGGGAGCAGGTGTCGCTCGAAGAGCTAGCGATTCTGCACAGAGCAGAGACGACACCGCCGCCGCCAACTTTGTCATAATCGCGGAACGCGTGGAGGTGACTAACAACTTTAATTTCTAAGCTGGCTACAGGTTCCTGCCATTGTCCGGACAATCCACTTGTCTGGCCTCTCGTAGTTCTCTGCCTTGTCCTCCTTATAATTATCGTTGGTTCCGTTACCAGTACTGGGCCTGTCATTGTGCCGCCCTCTCACAACACCACGTACCATCACGAGAAGTACCAGAACATCGAGGTACAGAAATGAACCGCAATGGCAAGTCCGCTCCTACTGGAAACAGACGGGGACGTGGCAAGCAGACACAAAATAGGGCCAATCGACCTGCTCGAAGTAGGTCCATCGAGCGCCCTCTCCCGCTTGCCTATGCTCAGTCTGTGGGCCCGCAGGCCCAAGGGACAATGGGCAGTAGATCCGCGCAAGGGGTTGATACCCAGCCGGAAATCATACTTCGAGTCACTGCCAGTACTACCGACAAGTACATCACTGTCCCGGTCATATCGGACCTCCTGTTCGACCCCGCCAAGAATGTTGGATACGGCGGACGAGCCCGATATTTGGCCGGTCTCGCTGCACTGCACTCTCAACACCAGTGGCGATCGCTCTCCTTCCGATGGACACCCTCGTGTGCCGTCGTTACTCCGGGAGTGGTCGTTCTGAAGTTCTTCCCCAACTACAAGGAGGCCCTGCCCTCCCAAATGGAAGACCTTATGGACATCAGTGCCTTGACCATCAGCCCCTATGAGGCACACACTTACCGTGTGCCCGGTAGGATTAATGGGCTGAAGAACAATTGCAGCGTCGCCCAGTTCATGGCGATGTCTGATGACGACAAGAGCGACTACAGCATCGGTAGACTGGTAGTCGGATGTACGGCACAAACTACTGCACTCACCCTGGGCTATCTCCAGATCTTGCCCAACGTGCAGTTCTCTGGGCCGATGATTACATCAGTCGCCTCTGAGCCATCCACGTAACGTGGATATCCGACGGTCACATGCGCCTGTCAAATGCATGTAGCTCGGTACGCCCTGAAAGTGCCGTTCGAACAATGGGTAACCTGCGACTTAGTAGTAAGTTGCAGGCCTGGAGGAGTTCCTTAACCACCAGTCTTGCCAACTGGTGTTAGAGTTAGGGCTCCAGGCATGCAACTAGGTGAACTTCGCAGGAAAGGTTATGGGAAATACCACGAGAAATCGTGGGGGCGCCCCTCTAACCAACCACAGTCTCTCTGAGTAGATTGGGGTAGTGTCATGGACACTCCCACC